TATACGCCGCAAATTCCAACGGGTCCAATTTGCCCGTCCCGTCGAAGGCATCCTGAATAACAAGTACGCCGTTTGAACTTACCGACCAATCATAACCGCCGTACTCTCTATTGGTAGCCGCTCCGCTGCCTAATGAAGTAGTAACGATCTCATTTGTTGTAAGCGTTAATGTACAAGCGGATGAGCATCCAATGGCACGTATGCCGTCGCCTGTGTAAATTTCTAATTCCCTTCCTTTAATTACTTGGCTCATCTTATTTTACCCCACCTTTTTTTAGTTATTAATTGGATTATAACGCCCGTCGGACCCCACCGCCAGGAAAGAGGTTTTTTCATTTCGATAGGCGTTTCAAATTCCACGTCCTGTTTATTAATGAATCCTTGCAATTTCACATCCGTATCGTCCTCTGTATCTATTGTAGAATCCAATAATTCAATAGCCGTTATTTCAGCCGTATCTTTTGCTAAATTAATCGAAATAGAACCTAATGAAAATATCTTTGTCAAATAGTATTCATGCACGAATAAACTAAAAGGAGAAAGTAATTTGCCGTCGCTTACAACCCTAAACAATGCAGCTTCCATTCTTAACCTTCGACGGTAACTCATTTTGTAGTACGCCCGGCTCATCATGTCTACAAATGCAACCTCTTCATCAACCCCGTTCCGAGACCAAAACTGTTGGGGTTCGTAAAAGTCATTACTGCCCGTCGTATTATGCTTTAATAAAGCACCTTTAACGGCATGGTTTGGCGACGATGAAATATAAATCTCATCTGTAAATTCAACGGGGTTAATATTCGGATTGTAGCGTGTAACATAATAACCGTTAGTAGTGGATTCATTATTGAAAACAGGGGTTATTTGTACATTCAAATTTCTTACAAAAGAAGGGTTTGTTATTACACGTGTTCCCCAAACTAAGTCCAAATGAACCCGACCGCTGAAAGGTGCTTTGTCAACCGTTTCAATGTTAAAAGTATCTTCAGTTACATCGGCGCAAGTAATAGGCGTAGATTGCCATTTGCCGTCCGGCTTCAAATAATAAGTATTAACTCCATTCTCAAGTACAACCGAAATTATAAGCCTGTTTCCTACTTCGCAATTGATACTAAATAAATCCCCTTCATGAACTAAAAATTCAGGCGAACGGGTTGCCGTATTCTCATTTACTTGTAACGATTTCCTTGTTAATGTGTCGCCGTCGTAAACAAATTGGACCTGTGGGTCGGTTGCAGGAGGCGAAGTAATATCTTGCCATCCGTCTGCATACGGTTCTAATACGGGAGGTACTAAGGTTGAATACTCCCAAGTTGAATTGAATATCGGACTAACAGGAGGGTCATAACGGAAGTTAGTTGTAATCTTTGTAGCGGCTTCACTCCATGTTATTAACGCATCGTTGTTAATGAATTTGTGTAATTTGTTCAACCCCACTTCAAGAGAATTTGCACCTCTTGCGCCCTCCCCAGTTGTTACGACACCATCACTATCATAAGGCAGCCCATTGTTAAGTTCCCCGTCATTATCAAATCTCTTTTCCCAGTTTACAATATTCCACTTCCCTTCCGCTTGAAATAACGTACATTTGAAAGAGTGCATTATTTTCTCAAGTGTTTCGTAACACGTTTCATACTTTGAACCTGAAACGGCAAAAGTAGAGTAATGCACAAGTGCAAAGTCAAATGTGCTTTTATCTGTTAATCCTGTTGCACCTACGGGAAACAAATCACAATACGTCTGAATATCCAAAACCAAATTAGTTGGCCTCAATGCCGCTGCAATGTATTCGATAACCGTATGAACGCTTGTAAACGGGTCGCCGTCTAATTTAAGCAAATCACTTGCGCCCAAAATATTCAACCCGTCTTTTGCAACTAAATCAACGGCATGATTAACGTCTTTCAAAGGCATTTTTAACTCCTTTGAATCAAGCCACCCGCACCACGCCAAAACTTCATCCCTATACAGGTTTACTTTGTATTGATACTGTGTTTCAGTCAAGAAAGAACTTGCTGGTAAGTCGATATTACAAAGGACTTGAAACGCTAAATTTGATGAACGTATAGGCGTGTAAATATCACGGTCACCGTCTGGGTAATTCAAAGAAGCCGTGACGATTTTAACAATCGTTGGGTCACCTACAAATCCGTCTTCCAATATATCAATCACGAATCTGTTGCCCAACAAACTCGTGAAATTACCTTTATATTTTATTTCGTATGCCATTATGGAGTCGCTCTATAAGATAAAAGATTCAGGTCACTTCCACGTAGTACACCACCTGATCCCGTTAAACCTGCAACCGCTTCGCCACCTATTTTGGTATCAAGTGCCATACCCGCCCCCGGTGCCATGCTATTTAACAACGCTTTCAACGCCTGTGTAACTGCATAATTTATCAAAATCCTTGTTGTAGTTTCCGCAACCGCCTTTGCAAAATCCTCAAACGCTTTCGTGCCGTCTTTGCTGATATTTGAAAACAAATTAGCAAACTCATTGCCGACTGTGTTGATTAGTTCGTCGGTGAGTTCAAATTCTTTGTTTAGTTTCTTAACCTCTCCTGAAAGTAAAAAAAGCTGATCAATACTTGACTTTGTTTTGTCGCCGCTTAACCCTCTTATATTAAACTGATCTAATGAAGTTAAATTATCAGAACCCTTTAATTGAGGTTGTTGCAATTGCAACCGTAATAAATCCTTTTGAATCTGTAACCTCTTTTCCTCTAATTCGTTTAGCATTTCAATGTTGTCACGCATTGAATTTATAATACCATTTTGAGCCAAAAGGCTTTCTTTTCTTTCTTTGTCGCCTTTTCCTTTCCCATTTCCTTTCCCATCATCTAAATCAAAAAACGCTATTGATAAGTCATTGATCTTATCTGTATAAAGGTTATTTTGCCGGATGTTGTCTTTAATTACATTTGAGTTTTCCCTTAACTTATCATTGCGCTCTTTTATTAACGCGTTGATTTTATTATTAAGTTGTAATAAAACAGCCGTTTGATTATTGCCTACCACACCGCCGCCAACGCTTGAAATCCCTGTTTGAGCGGCAAGGTTCTTTCTTGCCTGTGCAATCTTTTTTTCGTAATCTAAATAAAGTTCCTGTTGTTCATTTTGTTTATTTAGAATCGTTACGTTGTTTTCGGCAATTTTGTTTTTAAGCAATTCAGCCGTTGCCTGTTTAACAATTGCATCAATGTACTTGTTAATAATGGCAACCCCTTCAGCCGTTGCAATGTTTTGCTTTGTAAGGATTCCAATATGGTCAGGTATTAAATCATTCAGCTTCTTTATTGCAGCTGCCCTTCTTTCATTCGATACGGCTTCATTTGTTGCAACGCTTACAAGTGCTTCAATATTTGTTTTTTGCTCGGATGTTTTACGAACAAAATCATCCATTGCATTTTTAGCCTCGTCTGTTGCCTCTTTTGATTTCTTTGCCGCCACACCCCACCTGCTTAACCCTACAGATGCAAATTGCATGGCTGAAGTTACAAGTGATACGGCCAAGACAAGACCACCGCCGCCTAATAAAGATTGACCTAATGCGGAAAACGCCCCTTTTGCGCTGCCTGTTTCTTTTTTTAGATATACGAAAGATTGAATTAAAGGGTCGATGTTGTTCGCTATACCAATAAGCCCGAAAGGTGCATCAGATGCAACCCTTCCAAAATTTGTTAAAGCAGCCGTTGCCTGACCTGTTCCCTTTGCCAACTGTGGCATCTTATTCGATGCACCCGTCACGCCTTCACCCAACCCTTTTGCACCCGCACCCGTTTTTGCAACCTCTCTTTGCATTTCGCGAAGTGCCGCAATGGTTTGACCTAAATCAGCCGATATTTTGAGTTTCAGTCCTTCTTCCATTTTTTAACCTTTCGTATTTTTCACGTAACGATTCGCTTATTTTTAACTTGTCTGTTGGTAGCGGCCATGAATCTCTGAAAAACTGCTGCATTGTAACACCTTGCTTTAAATGTGGTGCAATTGCAAAATAAGCCTGTCTACGTGCAATATCATGCTGCGTTAATACCCTGTGATTATACCCTTCAATGAACAGTACAAAGTCCTTTGGTAGCATCCAGTCGTATTCATCAGGCTTCAACCCAGCTTCAAATGCCGTTATTCGTTGCTGCTCAAAATCAGGCTTTTTTTTTCTTCAACGGCTTGTTCGATAGTTTCCGTTTTCCGCTTCAAAGGCTGACTGCTTTCAAATTCTACAACCACCTTTTGAATATCCTCTACGTTTTCGCCTTTCATTAAAGAATCCTCTACATAGTCGTAAATCTCTTTAAAGGTCAAAGGGTTTGGCTTCCCTTCAACTTTGTAGAAATTAACCATACCGCCGTAAATCATTGAGGCAACCCCGTAACTTGAAAGTAAAGAAAGTTGCACGTCGTCATCAGATATTTTCCCTAAAAAGATTTCAACTGACAACATCCCGAAACGTAAAGAAACTTCTTTGTTGTTTATTTTAATCATAGGTTCAAAGGTAGCGTATAGATAAGCGGATTGTAAAGGTTATGTCAACTAAAAACAGAACCCCCCGTAAAAACGGAGGGTTGAGAAAAAATAAGAAATATAGGAAACAAAGGTACAAAAAGATTTTAAATAAAAACCTATTATTTGCCGTAACAAAGCGGACTTTCTTCTTTCATGTCTAATGCCACCTTGTAAGCTTCCTCATAACTGTCGTATTCGTGCAAAGAAATAGTTAAATCATTTGACATCATTTCCTGAATATACCCTTCAATAAAATAACACATCGTATCGTAATTTTCTGTAACTATTAACTCCGATTCATACCCGTCGTCAAGTGCCAATAAAAAAACCTTGTTTTTTAACCCATAACTTACTAATTTGTGAGTAATGACATTAATGATTATTGTGTCGTAATTAACAACACCTTCAAACGTGCTTAAAAAGAAATTGATTGTTACCATAGTTTTAATTTTATACAAATATACAAAAAACCCCCAATGTAGAAACACCGGGGGCTAAAACCATGAAAAAATAACAACCGATTTATGCAGTAATGTCAACTGTTCCTGTAATCGTAATAGTACCTGTAAAGGATGCTAAACCTTCAGCGGGAGCCGTAAGGCTTAAAGCAGTCAGATAAGCCGTTCCAGCTACGTAAAAATCCGTTCCGCTTGATGTAGGACTTTCGTATTTCACATCAACTAAAGTTCCGTTAACGATATAAGAAAGCAACTGTTCAAATGATATTTCGCTTCCTGTTGGCGAACTTTCCACAACCCCATCCACGTTCAATGTCACCGTTGGCTCACTTGTTGAAGTGTACGAAGCACATTTGGTTACGGTGGTAGTGGTGTTCGTTGCAATGTCAATGCCGGATGATGTTTCGCACACCAACTTTAAAAAAGTTCCCGTTGTTCCGCTTTCGCGAACATAAATATTAATGTCTTTACCTTGTAATTGGCCCATTTTATTTCTGAATTAATGTTTGACTAAATCGTGTAACTCTGCGTACTATTTTCTTTGTCCCTGAATCCAAGATCGGCAAATGTTCGCTACTTTCCTTCCTGACATTCGTTATCTGAAAATCTGCCGTATCTGTCAATCCGCTTTGTCCTACCGAAGGTATAACAAGCTGAAAGATTTTGCCAGTTATTATGTCAACTACTTCCGTTTGTTTTGTGAGGGTGTAGTTTACTCTTGTAATTACATCAATAACAATAGTTGTTTCATTCACAAAACGCCCTCTATTTTCAATTGGTACGTCGGTTGCCGTAGAAAGGACAATGTAAAAGTCATTGCCTGTCGGGTCCGCTTCCTGATCGTAAACAGGAATAACAGATCCGTTGTATGTTATCCCATCGGACAACAAAGCCATGTATGAATCCCGTAAAGCCTTTAAACTATCTTTCATTTGAGTTTCAGTACGTTTTTGATTTTGTTTACCAACTTTGACCGTTCTTCAAAATAGGAATTGAAAAGGAAAGGATGAGGCTTTATCCCGTTCTTATAAATTGACCTTGCAATAATTATAGCAAGGAATTTAATATCAGCCGCCTTTGCTCTACTTTTCCCTGTATAGGAATTGGTAATTTTTGCCAGTCCTTTCTTTTTAACCCACTTTTCAATATTCTTTACAAACTGTTCCCAAGTGCCTTTCTTACTATTCTTAAATTGAGCGGCGTATGTTCTTAATTCAGCAGGTACGCTTACGCTCGGACCCGTTCCAAACTCTACAAATGCAGCATAGTCTTTTGCGGCAAATACTTCAAAACCTGTTTTATCAATTAGCCATCCGTACCCTATCGCTTGTTGCAACTGCCCGTCGTATTTCGGCGCACGTTGTTTTGCTTTCTTTACTATTGTCCTTGCAGTTTCTTCAATTTCTTCGTTAATTTCAGCTTGTACTTCAACAGGCATTGTCTTTAACACCTGTTCAATCCGTTTTATCCCTTGTATTTCAAAAGTAAACGCCTTAGCCATAATCTTCGCTATTTGCAATTACACGCCAGTACTTCCCTTCCGGGTTATCCTGAAACTGAAAACTGAACTTTGAAGTGGACCGTACCTTATCCCCTCTTTGAATTGATTGAATGGAATAAAATCTATTGCCATACTCAATCATTGTGTTTATGTTCAATGCTATTGCTGAATCATAACGGATTAAGAACTCATAACTTGTTACATAAGACGCTTTGCCGTCATTAAATCCCCTATTTTGTGATACGGAATTAATTTCAGCCCAAATGTTCGCCACTTCTTCAGATAAGGGTTCGATACCGTCCGGGCCCGTTTGTTCGGATAATACAACTAATTTCACTTTCCTTGCAACACCTATACCCATGATAATACTTTCAAGTGTTTAGCGTTTGACATCAGTTCTTTCGGCATTTCATCGGAATCGTCGCCACGGTTTTCGTAAAGCCACAATAGAACCCGTTTAAGGTCGTATAACAGGCTTTTATCTGTGTTCCCCGTTACTGAATAAGTTATTTCGTAAGTTCCTTTGTATTTGGGTATAAAATGCCCCGCAATGATTTGGTATTCGTCTGCATCTAATGTTTCCCAATCATTTGAACCGTCTGTTTCTTGACCTTCCAAAAACTTAACCGTATCAATTTCGTCTAATGGACCGTAAGGGAGTTTAAATTTGCCCTCTAAGGTAGCCGTAAGGGTTATATCAGCGTCGGTCAGAGTTAAGCCCGTAAAACGCTCTATTTTCTGCCTGGCAACGGTTATTAAATCCGTAATAATAGCGTCGTCATCTTCAGATGTTACCCGAATAAAATCCTTCGCTTGTTGCAGCGTTACAGGTTCGCTCCCGTCGGTTGTATTGATTTGCAAAACTTCGTTCATACCAAACAAAGGTAAAACGAATTAAAGAGGGTAGTAAAGTGTATGTCAACTAAAAGAAAACCCCCGCCTAAGAATAAGCAGGGGGTAAAACCATGTTCAAATTATGCAGTTACAAAACTAATCAATTCATCCCATTTGGGTATCAATTCTTTTGCTCTTTTTTTGGCTGCCTTGCTCCATTTTTCGTAGTACTTTTCATCGGACATTAACTTATCAACCTCCGCCGCCATTTTAGCCGTGTCCTTTCTATCTATAAAAATACCGCCGTTTGCGACGTTTTCTTTCAGACCGTCCGTTGGGTGACAAATAACAGGGATGCCGTTGAACATAGCTTCACTTGAAACCATACCCCAACTTTCGTAATGTGACGGCTGCATCATTACCGCTACATCCTTTAAGTAAACTCTAATATCCGATACATTTGGAACTGTCGTAACATTCGGCAAATCAGACAATATTTGGCTTTCATAACTGCCCTTAATTGCCAAAAAGTTATACTGTGGTAATTTCTTAGCAACGGAATAAAAGAACCTTGCACCCTTATTCTCATTCAGATTAACCATTGCAATAAATTTCTTTTTTCTTTCAGGTACGATAATGTTTTCATCAACTGGCGGTGGAAACACAATCGAAGGCCATTTGTAGTTTAGTTTCGCTTTACACCATTCAGAATTATAAATGACTTTCAATTCACACGGGCAGTCAATTACCGACGGATACGGCGTGTCATTATGAACAACGTGTATCATTTTCTTTCCGTACTTAGCGCATTGAAAAGAGGTCCATTTGTTGTAATCCAAGTGCGAAATAACAACGTCCGCCCATCTGAATAGGTTGTCAATAATCATCGGGTCAGGAGGGAAAACCGTTACGCCTTCGTGTTCATACATATTGTTAATCTTATGCTTATTCGCATCGTTCAATAGCACTTTAACGGTATGCCCTCTTTTGACAAGTTCCCGGTTGATATTTCGTGCCATTGATTCAGCACCCGCCCCGTGTCTGGGGTAGTATAAGTGAATTGACCAAAGGATATTCATAGTAACTTATTTTGAGTTTCTAATAATTGATAAAAAGCATTTTGCTTCCATAAGTCCGAATAACTTTCCCTTTGAACGCAAATAAAAGGCTTACAAATGTAACACTTTAATTCGGGTTGAATTTGATTCTTTAAAAAGTCGTCGTAAACAAACGGTCCGTAAGGGTCAAACCGTTCTGTAATGTATTTAGCAGCCTTTGGTGTGTATGCAACGGCGTGGGTTGTCCAAGTATGTAAACAACGCCACCAATGCCCGGAAACGTGCTGCAATGATTCTAAAACATTACCCCCAAAATAAAGTACATCCCAATCGTCTGGTGCAGTAGATAACACTTCATTAAATCTATGGCTTACAAATAACACATCATCCTCAAATACCAATGTATTTTCGGTTATGCTTTCAAGTATTGCCTTTTGTGAAAGATTGAAAGAGGTTAAAGGATTTTCGTGTTCAATAGCACTAAATCTCTCAACTTGCAACCCTTGTAAAAAGAACTCATTATTCGCATGATGCCAACGGTCTTTTCTGTGGTCTAAGTTAAGGCAGATTGCTTTCATAATACAAAAATAAAAAAACCCCTCGAATTTGAGGGGCTTTTATTTTGATCTTTATTCTTAGCTTCCAATGTCGCCGTAAACAGCAGCAGTAGGTTGGAAAGACAAAAGTTCGATTCGAGCTTCAGCACGATAAGTAACTAAGTTTTTCACGAAGTCATCTTGATCGGTTTCAGTTGAACGAACCTGTAAGCCAGACGCCTGAGCGATTGCAAAAGCATCGGTGTTCATTGCGTAGAACTTGCCGCTAGTAACTTGACTGTGAGCAACAACAGGAATACCCGCCAAACGAACAGAACCGTCGGGTGCAATGATAGTACCACCGGGGACGCTGTAATCAGAAGGCTTAGT